TCCATTAATTGCAGTTACTAGATCATCTAGTGTACCTGTAACTTCAAAGTCTGTGCTATTGATTGAAAATTTACCTGAACTTGCTGCAAAAGTATCTCCAATGATTGTTGGATGACTTGCTGTCCAATCATTGCTGCCTACTAGTACCCAATCACCTGCGCTAGGAGAAACACCATTACCAGCGGATTTGTAATACACTCTTGCTGTTTCTTTTCCTGCTACAAATGATCCAGAACCGTCTACAGTTTGGAATACAATTGCGTAATCTCCGATAGCACCTACTGAACCTTTAGGTTTTAATGTACCAGAGTCAATTTTACTTGCGTCGTCGTCTGTTAAAACAATAGGTGTTTTGTTAGCAAACTTTTGCCCACCTGTTACTGTAATTGCAGCGCCGTTCCATTCTTGAATACCGAAACTTGTAGTGCGTGTGTCTACCCACCAAGTACCGTCGTTTGGATTCGCTCCCGGAGCCTCTGACTGTCCTTCTAACTGTCCTAAATCTACGTCTGCTCTAGTAACGAATGCTGCGTTGGATACTCCTAGTAAACTATATGCTGCTAGTAATCCGTATTCGTTAAGTTCACTTCCGTGTATTGGAGTGTTACTTGCTGTCTTCTCAAAGTTTGGTACTCCGAAAAGATCTACTAATTCTTTTTGTGATGTTACTTTAAATGCTTTATTAGCATTCGCTTGTGTTGTCGCTGAAGCAGTACCTGTTCCAGCGGCATTCAATTTGTCTTGCGCTGTTGCTATAACAATAAGCGGAGTTGTCCCTGGTTCAGCCGGGGTATAAAAACTCTCGTCGATTACTGTTACTTCAACGCCTGGTGATGTTAATGCCATTCCGTTTTCTCCTGGTAATGTAATAGTATATTCATACCTACTCTGTATTACTAATGTATTTAGTGTGTTTTTACAAAAAAGGTGGTTTATAAGCCTAATAAAAGGGGCAGTAAAGGTGTAAATATATGTATGAGACCATTATGTAAGTGCGGATTGAGGCCTTGTGCAGTAAACTATAAAAAAGGCAATAAAGTTTACTATCGCAGTTTATGCGAGTCTTGCAACAAACACGGAGTAGAAGCAACTATTCCACGTTGGTATAGAGCAGGGTATAGAATTAAAAAACAATGTGATAAATGTGGTTTCAAATCAAAGCACAAGGAAGTTTTTAGAGTGTTCCATATAGATGGTAATCTAAATAATTGTAGAATTACCAATCTAAAATGTGTATGTGCTAATTGTATTACAGTTTTAAGTAAAGAAGGAATTACTTGGAAACAAGGTGATCTAGTTGCTGATTACTAAGTCTCTACATTTACTGTAAAGATCATCAATATTGCTATCGTTGTCTATTTCAAGATCAAATTTAGTGCCAACCCAAGCCCATTCTGAAGCGTGTATTTTCTGGTTGTTTAAATAGTTGATTGCTTCAATATCACCATTATTAGCTCTATGTGCATAAGCAATCCACTCGGGTAAACTACCACGTTTTACCCATATAACTTTACCGCCTGCATTTTTAATAGTGCTTACTTCATTAGGAAATCTGCAATCTGATATAACAACATTGTCTTTGCTTTGACGTAGTTTGTTTTCTAAACTTGCTACCCAAATATCATCGTGGAATGCTTTCCTGCATACTTCCGTACCCCAGTATTGTAACACCCATCTTGGAGTAAGTGTAGGCATATCTAGTCTTTCTGCCCACCAGTGATCTATCTGTTCTCTCCACTCTCTTGCTTCTTTCGTTCGTCCTTCAAGCATAGTTCTATCCCAGCCAAATACCGAAGAAACTGCATCTTTCAAAGTATTTGCAAAACTTTCTCTTCTAAATTCGTGAAAGTTTACAAGATAATCTGCTACTGTATCTTTACCGCTACCAATAAAACCACAAACACCTATAATCATTAATAATCTCCTTGTAAAACAATTATAGTGTATTACAGGGAAATTGTCAAGTAATTAATAAGTTTTTTTGTTTAAGCGTCTTACCAATCTTGTTGCTGTGTTAATGCGTTTTGTACGTGACTGACGTCTTGCTTGTTGGAATTTGGTTCTTGATCTTGTTGTTTTCATTCTTTGTGCTTGAGCAACATTTGGATGATCCCAACATTTTGAAGGGTGTGAAACTTGTCTACTTTTACGTGGGCCTGCTGTGCAACGGAATTTAAGTTTTGTAGTGCCGCCTCTAGCAGTCGGAGATCCTCGACCCCAGACTAATTGAGCTTCGTACATTTCCTCTGCATAAGGATCTATATCTGCAAATTCGTTAAACTTCATTATCCGTTTATCCAGTAATATCCTTGTCCACCCGGCACTAACATTACTAATTCTTCAGTAAGTCTATCTAGTTCAGCCTGTCCTTCTGCTTTCATAGCAGGACCGTTAAGTGCAGTACCGCCTTGTGGACCTGCAATACTTGCAAATTTTTCACGTGCTTGTCCTAATATAATTTTGCAGTTAGCAAGTGTGTAATCTTTGATCCACTGTCCTGAATATCTATCATCTAAAATAGTAAAATCAGGCTTTTCATTATAACACCAAAGCAGAACTGCTTCTTCGCCTCTCGGACGTTGCATTATAATTAATTTCTTGCTTTGCGGATTCCAAGTAAAATTTATAAATGAACCAAACATTTTTCCTACTAGTTCTTGATAACCAGCAAACAATTCATACGTTGCTAATCCGCCCATATTAGTTGAACTTAGCAAATATGTATTTGTGTATGCTAAATTAAATGGTTCAAACACTGTTCCGCCTGTACCATTTCCTGTTCTAGATCCTACACTTCTTCTAAAAATCTGTCTTACCTGCTGTATTTCTTTAGGTAAAAAGTAATCATTTTTATCTTTTTCAAGCATAAGTGTGATGTAACTTTCTTCAACAGCATTATCAGAACGCTGTCTAAATACACCAAGTGCTTTAGTTAATGCTGTTTCGTAGTGAATCGGATCAAGTTCTACATCGATCATACCTTCACCTAGCATTGCTTTTACGTAATCAAAAACTTCTTGTTTTTTAACATCAATTTGGCTCATATTACTATTTATGCCTTGTGCAGAAAACGGTAAATAAGTATACTATGCCAAGACTGAGCTTATATCGTCCTGAAAAAGGAAAAGACTACAAATTTATTGACAAAACTGTTTGGGAGATGTTTCAAGTAGGCGGTACTGATGTGCTTATACACAAGTACATAGGCCCTGGAACTGCTATTCAAGGAGAAACTCCTAGCACACCTAAATACAGTTCTGATGATCCTACTAACATACAGGATATGCTATTTCTAGAAAATAGAGATAGGAAATATGATCCTGATGTATACCAAATGCGTGGAGTATACAATGTTCAGGACATTGATTTTAATTTAAGCCAGTTTGGCTTGTTTTTACAAAATGACACACTGTTTATTACTTTTCATATTAATGATACAGTGCAAAAATTAGGAAGAAAACTTATTTCAGGTGATGTTATTGAACTACCACACTTAAAAGATGAGTTTGCTTTAAATGATTTAAATTATGCTTTAAAAAGATTTTATGTAATCGAAGATGTGAACAGAGCAGCAGAAGGTTTTAGTGTTACCTGGTATCCGCATTTATATCGTGCAAAATGTAATCCGTTAGTTGATTCACAAGAGTTCAAACAAATACTGGATAAAGTTGCTGACACAGAACAAGATAAAGGTAATTGGACGGAAGGAACAACTTACTATCCAGGTGATATTGTGGTTGCTCCTAACGGTGAAAAATATCAAGCACTTGCAGAAACAACATCACAACCTCCAGGATCAGATTGGAAACTTGCAGATACACTTAAAGACATTATGTCAACGTATGAAAAAGAAATGCAAATTACACAAGCAGTTCTTGATCAAGCAGAAGAAGATACACCACAAAGTGGATATGATACTACTAAATTTTATACCCTACAAAGAGATGAAGTTGGTAATGCAGAACTAGTAACAGCAGATGATACACAATTATTAATACCAAGTACAGACGAAGCAGGTAATCCTATATATGATGATGCAGGCGAACAGGTATATACTAGTTACACTGCTGATATGGTAAGTGCAAATCCTGAACTAAATGGTTACAAAGGGTACTTACTTGGTGACGGTGTTCCGCCAAACGGTGCACCATTTACGCAAGGCATTAGTTTTCCAATTAATCCTGGTGACGGACAATACCATTTGAGAACAGATTATAAACCAACAAGATTATTCATCTTTAAGAAAAATAGATGGAGTAAAGTAGAGGATGATGTACGTATGAATATTAGTAACTTAGGTAACAGTGATACAGCAGCAGGTAAAGATTTTGCTGGACACGAATCTAGAATACAAGAAAATGCTAAATCTTCTTTCATTAATAATGCTAATAAAACAAACTTAGACGGCAAGGAAGTTAAGGAAAGACAGAGTTTATCCAAAGCACTTAAACCAGAGGCAGATGAATAATGCGTATAGATGAAATTTTAGGTTTTACATCAAGAACTCCAAAAAGAACCACTGTAAAGAAAAAGGTACGTAAGGATGACGATGAACCTATAGCAATTAAATTACAAAAAAGAAGAGCGGCAGCAGCAAAAGGCGACCCTGATGCTTTTACACACAAGTTTAAAAAGGCAGACTAATGGATTTTTTCTACGACGGACAAATTAGAAGATATGTTACACAATTTATGCGTATTTTCATTGGCTTTAAATATGAAGCAGGTGACGGAAAACAACAAACTGTGCCAGTTATGTATGGCGACTTAACAAGACAGGTTGCAAACATTATCCGTGAAAACAGTGAAAATAAAATGCCTACAGTACCACGTATGGCTTGTTATATTACAGGATTAGAATTAGATACATCACGCTTATCAGATCCAAGTTTCATTAGCAAAGTTAATATCAGAGAACGTGCATATACTACTGACGATGCAGGTACAAGAACATACACAGGTGCACAAGGTAAGAATGTAACAGTAGAACGTATTATGCCTACGCCTTTCAAACTTACAATGAAATGCGATATATGGACAAGTAACACAGATCAAAAATTACAATTGCTAGAACAAATATTAGTATTGTTTAATCCTGCATTAGAAATACAAACTACTGACAACTATATTGATTGGACTAGTCTAAGTTCTGTATATCTTGAAAGTACAAATTTTAGTTCTCGTTCTATTCCAGCAGGAACCGAGAACGATATTGATGTTTGTAGTTTAGATTTTAGTATGAATGCTTTTATTAGTCCGCCGGCAAAAGTTAAAAAACTAGGTATCATAAGAAGTATTATTGCTAACATATTCACAGAAGATGGCGATGTAAAAAATATTTCTACACTTGTTTACAACGGTAATGATTCAAATACTGTGTACGTTAATCCTAGATTCCCAGTATTATTATTCAAAGCAAATAATGGACAGGATTATGATTACGAACTTACTATTATTGATCCATATGCAGCCGTACAATCAGTGAAACTAGATGAAAAAGAATCTGTAGGCCCTAATAAAAAATATGACTGGAACGCAATACTTAATAGACTTGGAAAATTTACACCAGCAAGTTTCATTTACTTCAGACAGCCTAATGGTTCTGAAATGAAAGGAACGTTTGCTATACACCCTACAGATCCTACTATATTGTTAGTAACTTTTGACCAAGATACAATACCTGCAAACACAGTTATTGAAAGTGTTAATAGAGCAACTGCTTCACAAACTACAATAGATGCAATCATTGATCCTACAAGATTTAATCCTATTGACAAATGGAACGGTCTTGCAAATATTCCTGTAGGAACAAGATACCTATTGCTTGATAATATTGGCGATCCTGATGGACCTAGCCCAGAAGCGTGGAAAGGTACTGATGGTTCCACACTTACAAATTACCAATTATCACAAAATAACATTATTGAATGGGACGGATCTAGTTGGATAACAGTATTTGATACAGAAACAGCAACAGATACAACTTACATAACTAATCTAACTACAGGTATCCAATACAAATGGGATGGTATCCAATGGCTTAAATCTTTTGAAGGCGAATATGCTGCCGGATACTGGAGATTAGATCCTGATCCTGCATAATTAATTGTATGCAAAAAAGAGCAGGACTATTATTTCTATCATTAGATCAACGTAGAGTTCTATTAATTCTTGAAAAAGATAAATGGACTGTACCTACTTTTATGCGTAGCGGAAGTCTAATAGAAGATAGTAAAGAAGCACTTGACGATTTTGCTAATGGTAAACTTGTACCAATTGAACTTTATCTTTCACAAGACAAAGGCTTTGAGTATGGCACATATATTTGTTTAGTGTCCAAAGAATTTATACCAACAGCAGTTAAAACTTTTTGCTGGGCAAACTTATATGAACTGCCCAAGAACCTGCATAATGGACTTAGAAATACATTAAATAATAGTCTAATTAGAACTAAGATAGAAACGATATTGGAGCTCGAAGATGTTACTAGTTGAAAACCCACAATTTATTACTGAAAAAAATAGATGGACAGCGGCTATTGCACAGTTAGAAAATAGCACCAAAAAACAAACAGCACAAAAATTACTAAACGAATTGATTTCAGAAGTGCAAACAATTGATCAATTTCATACAAATTTAGTTAACAAAATAAACCCTGCACTTAAAACTAATACAAAAGATTCAAGAGATAACATTAGTACCTTACGTAAACAATTAAGCAAATTGTTAGATTAAAGTGTTGAGAAATCTTTAACTTGAATATTTCCTACCATACTTGCGTGGTTTGTACATTGGTATCTAAATCCACCTGATATTGTACTAGGAATTTTCCAATAAAGTGTACCTGAACTTTGACCATTAGCAGCAGCACCTGTGGATACTGTTCCGTTTGTAGCAACGTGTACTAAACCGTCATTATATGCATTACCGGTAGGATCTTGTACTTCGAAAGGATGACTAGCGCCTGCTTGTAGATCAAAAGCAATAGTTGTTCCGTTAATAGCATATACTACTGGATTATCTTGTGTACCGTATTGGTCAAATCTGTAAGATGATGTTAAATTATTTGTAACAACTAATCTTGTTATTGCAGGCAAATAAATTTTATCAACTGTTAAACTTGCAGCACTAGTATCAGTAAGTGTATTAAATGTTGCTGTACTTGCTGTATTTGTAAAAGTGATATTTTTACCTGATGTTGTAATATTAATACCACTTCCGCCTACAAAAGTAAAAGTGTCAGTTACTGAAGTAGCAGCAACAGTTGTTTGTCCAGATACCGCAATATTGCTAAGTGCATTTTGATTTACATCTCCACCACCGCCTCCTGCCTGACCATTTATAGTCACTGCTTTAGTTCCAGCATCAGTAGTAAGAGTAATATTAGAACCTGCTGTGATAGTTAATGTATCTGAACCACTTGCAGCAACAATATCATCTTGTCCTGCAACAGAAATAGTCTTAAATGTATTAGGCGTTACATTGGCCGTGCTTGTAACCAAGTTCCAGGTTGTACCATCCCATTGCCAAGATGTAGATCCATCTGTAAACGTAGCATCTAGTGCGGGAGAATTTGGAAAATTTATTGCCATATGTTATTACCTCGTATGTATTTACCTTAACTTACTGTGATTGTATTATTCATACCGTCGTGTATGCTACATTGATAGTAGTATGTGCCAGTGCTTCCTATAGTCCAATCTACTTGTGCAGTTCCTGCATTTACAACACCGGATGCCTGATTTCCGACACCTGTGCCTTGGACTGTTTTAATATAGAACGGATGTTGAGTTGCTGTATTTCCTTGGTTTAAACTAAACCTTACTTTATCTCCAGCATTAAAGTTAAGTGCAGGTTGCGTATCTGAACTAAATGTACTCGATCTGTCACTACCTGTAAATCTATAACTGTTTCCAGCGTTTGTAACTGTTAATGTGTAATCAGGAACAAACGTTTGAGAGGTATCGTTAATTGTTACATTTTGTGATAGTCCGCCAGTTGCGGTTCCTAAACTATCTGTACTTGCCAAAGTAAATGTAAGTGTTTCTGCACCTTCTGTTAAATTATCTTCATCTAAACTAAAGATTACAGAACCGGTATTACTATTCATAACAATATTTCCGGTTAAATTATCTGTAGTATCCTGTTCACTAATACCTGTAACAGTGTATCCTACAGTTGTTCCATCAGGCACATTGGTACCTGTCAGTGTAAATGTAACACTTTCACCTTCATTTATACTTCCGCCTGAATCGTTTGACAAGTTATTGTAGGTTACGGTTCTACTTGTATCTTGAACATTAACGTTAATACTGTCTTCACCATTATTTAGAGCAATTGTCATAATTTCTGTGTTTTCAGTGCTTAGGTCTTCAGCAAAAGTCCACTGTGCTGTTGCTGTATTACTATTGACAGTAAAGTTTCCTGTGCTGCTACCACTTGTCCAATCTGAAGGGCCAACTCCCGTAACTGTGTAAGGAACGTTTGTCCCATCACTAACGTTTGTAGTTGTTAGTGTTACTGTTAAAGTTTCACCTTCATTAATACTTGTTGGTCCTGATAAACTATATGTTGCAGTAGGTGGCGGAGGAGTAGTGCTTGTGTCATTCACTGTAACTTCGTGAAAGTCTTGTCCGTTATCTAAAGACACACGTATTGTTTCTGCACCTTCAGTTGTGCTATCTTCTGCAAATGTAATTGCTAAATCTGCCGTGTTACTGTTGACAGTAAAGTTTCCTGTTAAACTTGCTCCGCCCATATCAGCACTTGTAACACCACTAATTGTGTACGGCACAAGGGTTCCGTCAGTTACACTTGTTGTTGTTAATGTAAATGTTACCGTATCGCCTTCGTTAACATTTGTAACGTCTGACGCCAAACTATAAGTCGGACCTGCTGGTGTTGTGCTGGTGTCGTTGACTGTAACGTTTACACTTGCTTGTCCATTAACAAGTGCTAAAGTAAATGTTTCTGTTCCTTCTGTAAAACTGTCTTCTGCTATGGTAAATGCAGCATTAGCCTTGGTACTAAACAAACTGTACAATCTTACATCCCCAGTAGAGATATTTAATTTACTAATTTGATATTTTCCGCCGTCGGCAAAGTGTAATGACTGTATACCATTAGTGCCTCCAACACTAGGATTGAAAGTAACTGCACCACTAGAATAACTGTTTGGATCATAAGGTGTGTCTAGTGGAAATTCTATTGCATCATATCCACTTCCGCTTGTTAAATAAAATTTTGTCCCGTCATCGTTAAATTGACAACCCCAAGGCCAATAAAAATTCATACCAAAAGGATCAAGATCGCTACCATAAAGTCCGCTTTGTGTATAAGTTGTTATAGTTCCTCCGACTGAAATATCATATGAACCACTTGCTAGTGTAAGTATACCAAATGTGTCTCCTTGTCCGGACACCAGACCTGCATCGTTTCCGCCTAAGCAAATTAGTTCTCCATTCTTAGCCCAACGAACACCTAAATAATCTCGCATTGTAATAGGTACATCACCATTAGGTAAACTTCCTACAGCCGTTCTGGTGCTTGATATATCCCAGGCTGTACCTAAATTAAACTGGTATGTTGTTGTTTGGAAGTCAGCGTTTACTGCACCTACATTATCATCGCATCTAACAAGTACTTTAGTGCCGCTAGGATCTATGTGGAAAGATCCAAAGGAATCAGCAGTAGCATCAATTCCTGTGCCTGTAGCACCTCTTAGATCAAGATCACGCACAAGTGTTTTTGTGCTTGTGATGTCCCAGGCTGTTCCAAGTGTGTAGTGAGATAGTGTACCAGTGCCACCTAATATAAACACATCTGTACCATTGTCTCTAATAAAAACATCAACTTCAACCAGTGAATCAAAATCATCTGTCTGTCCAAGACTTGTAATTGCCGAATAATCGTATGTGTTGTCTGCCAGTGTAAATGTACCTGATGTTGATCCTAAACTTAAATCACCTGCTTGTACTCCACTAACAGCATAAGAAATTGTTGTACCTGCTGGCAAACCAGTAGTAGTCAAAGTAATTGTAAAACTATCTCCTTCATCAACACTAGATGAACTTGTTGTGAGTGCATATGTTGCACTTGCAGCAGAAGATGTTAAACCAAAGTTACCTATGCTTAAAGGTTCACTGCCATATCTACTGTATAGCATCTTGTTTGGTGTTCCCATTAAACTGTTAGTGTATTGATTATAATCTGTATCACTACCAGTTGTATAAACTGTGTCTAATGGTGCGTCTGCTAATATTCTATTATACATTTGTGCAGGAGTAAGTTCTGGAAATACTTCTAAATGCTGTGCTATAACACCTGCTACTTGTGGAGCGGCCATACTAGTTCCACTTATCTGTGTTATTTTATAATTTGTGTTTGCTGGATAATCTTCAGTACTAAAACGATTAGTTGTGCTACACGCACTCATTATTTGTGTGCCCGGTGCTAAAATATCTACTCCAGGTCCTCTTGTGCTACTATCTGAAATAATGTCAGTACCTGTTGGACCGATTAATTCTTCAGTGTGATAATCTATGTTTGCTACTTTAAATATGCTGTCAGCATCACTGTGTGGTGAACTTCCTCTATGATAGAAAAATGTACTACCGCCAAACACAACTGTATTATCATAATCTGGACCACCAACAGCCTCTTGTTTGAAAAGATCATTACCTGCTGCAATACAAATATGAATACCTGCTGCTACCATATCATCAATCTCAGCATCTACAGTAGCATCTCTGGCTGGTACACGTGTATACGGAGTTCCGCCAGAACTGAATACTTTGGCTACAACTCCTGTAGACGCCCATAATCCTGCTCTCGTATCATATCCAGTTTGGAATTCACCAGGATTCCAAACCCAAGCGTTTCCTTGATAGTTACCGCTTGACGGATCAGATGTGATGTTAGCACCATAACCCCAACTCATATTAACAACTGTTGGTCTTCCTGTATACGCAGCATCGTTTGGATCATTCTTTTTGTTATGCCATAATCTTATAGTGTCAAAAATATCAGCAATGGGAATACCTGTTCCTGCATCTCCTGTGCCTTCTAAACCGTTTACCTTTTGTGCATATATGTGTGCAGCCTTTGCCCATCCATAGGTTAAACCTGCTGCTATTCCTGCACAGTGAGTTCCGTGTCCATCATAATCTCTATAGTGGTTTACGCTCTGTGTACCTGCTAGTCCACTGGCTGTGTACCAATCTATCTGTTGTAATCTGCTGACGCCATTTCTATCATTCCATTCTGGATGATCTGCTTGTATTCCGCTATCTTGTATAACAACATCAACACCTTTTCCGCCAAGCGCAGTTAAGTAATCTCCTGTAGGAGTAGAATTATTTTGATACATAGAATTATTTGTACCAATACATCTACGCAAACCCCAATTCACATTAGATGCGCTAGATGTAGTTGACCTAATCATATTAGAGCCAGGCTGGTTTAGATGTAAACCAATTGAAATATCTGTTCTTTGATCTACAGGAATCTGTACAACAAGAATTCTATCATCTTCTTCTAAATCTTTTGCTTCTTGGTCTGTAAGTGCAAAGTGTGTCATACGCTTAGAACCTGGTCTAGCGTTTACAACGTCAACACTTCTATTTGGAATAGGTCCAGCACCTGTACTTGCTGTAAGTTCTGTTTCTATTTCTTGTAAGTCAACACCTGGTTTGACTACTACTACGTATTCTCTTTCACTCATTATGCTGCCGCGCCGGTATCTAATTCAATCCAACCACCATTTTGATAAGCCTCTATCTTATTTGATGTTGTATTGTAAATCATATCACCGTTGACAGCAGTTAAAGCATTTCTTGCAGTATCGTCCATTGAAGGAAGTCTTAAAGGACCACCTGCAATTCTAGTTCCGTCAGCGGTTGTAATTGTTAATGCACTTGCACTATCAATAGTTGTTGCACCTAATCCTGTATCACTTAATGCACCAGTGTTGATTCCACCAACTGTTAGTGTATTTGTCGTTGACGCACCTCTACCAGTTACTGTATCTAATGTATCCGCTTCTGTTGTTAAGTATCCTTGTCCTGAATGATCACCCCATCCATATGCTGTATCCCAGTTTGTACTATTTGCTACAGCAGTGTTTACAAAAGCAGTTGTTGCAAGTGTTGCTAGTGACGAATCATTAGCAAGTTTATTCCATACGCCACCGTGTGCATAATACATAGCAGCATCTGCGTGGCTATGAGCTATTGCACCGTGGTAGGTTGATGCATCTGGAAAAGTACTTTGATCAGGATAATAAAATTTTAATTTATGTGCATCTACCGCTGGAGCATCTAATGCTCCTGTCAGTGTAGCACCATTAATATTTACTGCATCTGTGATTCCAAAACCACCTAGTGTAGTTGGCTTATCTTCAAGGTCGTTCCAACTAGAAACACCCCCACCGCCTCCACTGCTAGAAGTTGCTGGAACCGCAGGTTGAACCCATTGGCTGCTATTACCATCATTTACATAAACATATAGTCGTGCAGTTGAACTATCAAACCAAATAGTACCTTCTTCTGGACTAGTTGGCGCAGTGTCACTTACTTCAATATTACCGCTGCCTGAGCCTGCAACACCTGCTTGTGTTGCTTTTGCTGCAAATGCAGCATCTGTAACATTTGACAAGTCTTCTTTTACTAATTCAATACCACCTACAGTTTGTGCATCGTATAATCTAAGTGTATTTTTGTTATTATCAAAAAAGATTTCGCCACGTAATCCAAGTTTTCTATCCAAAAACTCGCTTTCACGTGGTACTACTCTAAGGTTATTAATAATTGGTAATCTTGCCATATCTTATGAATCCATCCTATTATATATTATTTATCCTGTCGCCAACTTATAAGGTTGTGTAGTTAACTACCCATAAATATAAGCAATGTTGTACACTAGTAAAGAAAATGCTATTCCTAAACCATATCAGGACGATATAGAAGATTTACTATATTCTATGGAATTTCCTTGGTTTGCTAACCACGAACATTTTGCACAGACCAATACACATAGTCTAGGCTTTACGCATTTGGCACTAAATGACGGACCTGAAGAACCTGTAGGTAGCACAGCAAGTAACTATTTCAATAGACTTCTGCCTATTTGGTACACAATGGGTGATATGTTAGGTAAAGAATTAAACAAACTTTTGCGTTTGCGTTGCGGACTGCTTGTGCCTAGTGCAAATACAAAACAAAAATTAAATGTTAATTATTTAGATGGCGGCGATGAACCTCATATTGATTTTTTATGTCCTCATTGGACTGCACTTTACTATGTAAATGATAGTGATGGCGATACAGTTGTATATAATGAAACTAAATCATCAGAACAATACACAGAATTAACCAGATCAAGTCCTAGAAAAGGAAAGATTTTTATTTTTAATGGCAAACATTATCATAGTAGCAGTAAACCTGTTAATGGTTATGCAAGATGTGTTTTGACTTTTAATTTTACTACCTGGAATCAATATGATAATTGATTGGATTAAAGAAAAATTTACAAAGAAAAAAGAACCTTTAATAACTGTGTTTTCAACTATTAAAGGACTTGAAGAAATCTATCCTCCTTCATCTGCTATTGAATCTATTCCTGAATGGTTCAAAAAAATGCCTATTGAAGTCACTGAAAAATTTAGCGGGCATCCTGGTACTGCTAAACGTTGCCCTAGTTTTGTTGATTATTTTAGTTCTGGTATTGTTTTGAAACTTTGGTGTGATATACACTTAACTGTAAACAAAGATAATACTTGGGAAGTACGAACACCTGAAAAAATATTTTCTTTTGTAAATCATTTAGACAATCAATTTGTAGATCATTTGCCTTATAGGAAATACAGTATGGTGTTAAAAGGTAATGCGCCTTGGCGTATGATGACACCTAAAGGTTGGAACTTGTTACAACTTCCGTTGTTTTATAATTTTGATAAAAGATTTGAAGTGTTGCCAGGAATAATTTATTCAGATATACACTATGAAGTTAATCCACAAATGGCTTTTCACGATTATGGCGAATTTTTAATACCAAGAGGCACACCACTTGCAATGTATATTCCAATTAAACGTGAAAAAGTAACACTACAAGTTAGAGAATTTGATAAAGAATTGCAAGAAAAAGAAGAAATTGCTTACAGATGGTTTAGTGGAAAATTTAGTGGCGGGTACAAAGAGCATCAAAAATTTGTTAAGAAAGCAGAAAGATGAGTTGGCTGGCTGATATAATCTGGAAAAAACCTGAATCACCTACTATAGAATTTTGGTCTGTAGTACCTGGAGTAGAAGAAGAAACTCCAATTGTTCCAGCAATACAATGCATTCCTGAATGGTTTAAAAATCTTCCTGCTGAACTGCCTGATTACAGTACAAACTTTGGTATTGATCAGGGTGTAGTAGAAACAGCAAAACATTGTCCAGCATTTATAGAATATTTTCAACAAGGTTATGTACTAAAAATGTGGACTGATTTTACTATAAAAATAAACAAAGATACTTCCTATGAAATATTTTGTGATGATGAAAGATTTTTCTTTGATAATCACGGTGATAGACAATTCAAAGATCATTTACCCGACCCTAACAAGTACAGTATGTTATTGAAAGCAATATGTCCTTGGAGGTTACGTACTCCTAAAGGATGGTCTGTAATGCAACTTCCAATGTTTTACAATTTCGATAAAAGATTTGAGGTTATACCGGGAGCATTTTGGTCAGACATACATCACGAATGTAGCCAACAACTTGCTTTTTTTGATTACGGTAAATTTACAATTAAAAAAGGAACACCGTTATGTACTTTAGTTCCTTTTAAAAGAAACGCAATCAAACACAAGGTTAGTAAAATGACAGATGAACTAACTACTATTACAAATTCTAGTTACTTATGGTGGGCTGGAAAATTTAAAAACGGATACAAAGAGCATCAGCGTATCCAAAAAAAGGAGAAAGCAAATGACAATTAAACCTGAAAATTTAGAAGCAGGAAAGAATTATTTTTGTACTTTCGAAGCAGAAGTTGACCCTAAAACTATGCCTGTACTTGCAGGTGCAGAAGTTCCTATCCCGGTAGCAACTTTAACAAGTAAAGGTCAAATTCTACAAAGAGATACAGAAAAAAGATTACTTGAAGTAATTGATCTTGAGTCTATGGAACGTTATGTAGTAAGTTACGATAATGTTAAAGACATTGCACCTGCAGACTAATGACAAATGAAGATAAGATCTATATTTCCAGAAGGCATAGGACTGGCCACAAATACAGATCTAAAGTTAGATAAAGAAAAACTGTTATCAACTTTAGAATGGAAAACAGATACCAACGGTTTAGGCCAGTTTGATCAAAGTCAAACAGATTTACAAAACCATCCTGCGTGGCACGATTTTTTCCAATGGGTAATAAAACAGGCTGAACAATACTGGTCAGGACTAGGTTATAAATTTGATGAGTTTATAATTACACAGGCTTGGGTAAACAATATGCCGCTTGACGGCAGTATTGACTGGCATTGGCACAGTAATTCACTTATAAGCGGAATATACTATCTGTATGCTGATGAAAAAACAGGACCTACATTGTTTCAAAGCACTAAAAATCCATTACAACTAAGTATTCAAACGGAAGTAGATAAGTTTACAAACTATAATTGTCCGGAAATTGCTGTAAAAGCAGAACAAGATACATTAGTTTTATTCCCATCCTATATAAATCACAGAAGCGCACCTAATTACTCTACGGAGAGTAAACGCTATACAATTGCCCTAAACATTATGCCAAAAACGCTTGGCAAAGAGAATCACTTTAATTGGGCTAGAATTGATAAATAATAATATAACACAGAGTATTAAGGAGACTTGTTAAAATGTGGACAGTTGAAGGACAAACATTCGACAAATACTACAAAGCGTTTGATTACGCAATGTTCTTATATAACACTGAGAATAGACAAATCACTGTTACAAAGCAAGGGCAGTCAGAAGGTATTTTAGTCGGTGATCCAATCGAATCAGACGACGAAATTAACTACTAATCTTTAGTAAGATCAAGTTCAGTCAAGTTATCAAGTCGTCCTAATTTTTCAAATATAAAAGTATTAAAAGCCAGACTCTTCCTAGGAGAGTCTGCTTTGTTTATCGCTACCCCGTGCTGTGTTTCGCTAGGAAACAATATCAAGGTATTTTTTACAGGACTAAAATTATGATGATCGAATGCATAAGGAGCATTTAGGGTTTCGTCTCTTTCTATCTCAAAGTTTGTAAATTTCCTTGGACGTAAAAAACTAATAGATTCAATAGGATCTTCGTTCCAATAAAACACTCCACTAATCAAACTGTTTGGATGCATATGATAGGTATGCTTTTCTGCTTTACGTTTAATAGACACCCAACTTTGTGTGATGCTTATATCTTTGAACTGCCAGGCTAGAACTTGTTTAGCATAATTGTTAACGTGTTGTAAGATCCATTTACGCAAATTTACAAGTTCAGGTCTATCTAATACTTTAGTATCTAGACTTATTGTACCGTATTCATCTGTAATATCTTTATCTTTATCGTCCCACTCGTGTGTACTTTCTAAAAAGTCTATATCTTTTTTAATGTCGTCTTGGCATATAGCAAAGTAAACTGGTATAGGAAAGATAGGTACTACTTCTACGTGGTCTTTTATAATCATTAATCTATCAACTTTATGTTAAATGCAACACTAATTCGTTCTTCAGTGTTCTTATTATCTTGAACCATATGTTCTAAGTAAGATGGAAATAATATCATACGTGCAGGCATAGGTTCAAAGTGCAAACTTTTTTCTAATACAGTTGATCTATGTGTCAACTTATGATAATTGTATGCACTTGCCGGCGGATTAAAAATAATATTACCGCAATTTGGAGGTGTTTGTACATAAAATGTACCTGAAATATCTGATTCAGGATGTATATGAAACTCTTGATACATTCCTTTACCACTCCAGTTAAACCAAGACTCGTCCATTTTTGTAAAACTGTATGGTTGCTCTAGTTGTAAATCATTTAAGTATTCATTTACTTGCTTATAAATCCATTTTTCAAGTAAAGGACATTTATCACTTACTGTGTTTACATATTCATTATGTTTAAAAGAACTATCAATTCTTCCTGCCCAAGGATTTGTTGCATTTGATCTTTCTTCTTCAGCAACTCTAAGTGTTTCTTCAACAAGTTCAATTTGCAATTCTTTATGCGGATCAATGCATTTAATTGGTAGCCCAAAATGTAAGTTCATATTTTGCTTTCTCCGAACAAGTCAAAATTAATTATGCACCTACTTCTTTGATTAGGAGTAGAACTGGCGTGAAAATATTTTCCGTTAAATAGTAATGCTCTCCCTTTTTTAGGATATACTTTTGTCATTTCAGTAAATTCTATATCATTTATTTGATCTAATGTATATTGTTTATTTGTTTCATTGTATAAAACTGTAGGACCTTCATTATCATTTACGTAATACAAACACACTAAATGATCAAACGGCAAATCAAAGTGTGGATGGTTTTCTGGTGTTTCTTTTGCTATTGGTAATTGTAAAAAACTACGTGCTTGTAATATTTCTGTAACTTCTATATTAACTTTATCATATGCAGTATACACTAGGGGTTTTATAAAAGGCCACCAAGCATCATTTGCATATGGATTTTGATCGTTCCAAAATACGTGATTAAATGCAGGACATAATGCTTTTGTTGCAAATTTATCAATTTTGTCTTTTGTTAAAGTAACATCATCAACGTAGTACCAAGGAAAACTATTATTTCCTAACAGTAAATCTTCTATATCGTCTTGATACTTTTTAGGTATAGCATCATCTATAATTTTATAGGTTTCTATCATTTGAAATAATTATACCCCATCTCTCTATCTATCATTAACCATAAACTAACACTTATAGGATATAATATTATTCTTTCGTCTGTAAAATTGCTTTCTACAAGTGATTTCATTCTTACAACTACATCTTTAAAATATGGACTATTATGCAATGCTTCTGAAGTTTTGTCAACTGTTTGCTTCCAAAATTCTGTATTAAATGTACTACCACCGTGATACACAAAACAAATAAATGCACAGTATGTTTCAGCGATGTCTTGTAATTTTTTGTTTGCATCTACACTTGTTTTTTCACCTAGTATAACAGCAGCAGATTCAACACATACTGCTTCATAATAAGTTCCACTTAGTGCTTCTAGTGGTTCAAAAAACAATGCTCTATTTCCTTGACTAATAATTCTTCCGTCTACAATATTTTCTTTGTAATAATTTTTCCAACTAAATTCACGTAATGATAACGGCTTATCAAATAATGTTTGCATATCTTCTTTTGCTTCTTCGACTGATGTAATTGTATCATTAAATAGGTAACCCCATCCTTGCCTAGTTTGTAAAGGTATACCAAACATCCATCCATTACGTGTTGCTTGATGATGTGTGTATTGCCAAGTACCAGGCTCATCTATTCCGTTTACTATACCGTGATTGACAGGCAAGTAATCTAACATTTTGTAATCACTATAGTCTTCTGGATAGCCTCTACAGTCTACAACATAATCGAAAGTGTATGAATTATCGTCTATATTCAGCATCACAAAATTTTCATTTTGTGTCATACTTTTTATTTCACCTTTGATTTCATAAAATCCGCTCTTAGGTCTTAGTGCTTCTAAAACAATATCAGCAAGTTTAAAATTATTAAAATGCATACCGTGGTACGGAGGTAAAATATTACTTGTAAATGAATGTTCTCTCCAGTTGGAATATTTTACACCGTGTTTAGTTGTTACATCTAACAACTCCCCTTTGCCTAACATTGTAAAATCACAAGAACGTTGCAAAATGTGTGGCAAGAAAGTAGTTGTACTTTCGCCAATACCTAATATTTTTTGTGCTGGATTATGAATAGAATAAACTTCTATGTCGTCTGGCAAGACGTCCATATAGTATGCAAGTGTCTGTAGGCCTGCTGTTCCTATTCCAATAACTGCTACTTTCATTCCTTATCCAAACTTAAACTTCCATCTGTCATAGGCACTAGGTCTTCAGGAATAAACTTTGTTGCAAGAGTAAACCTAAAGTGTGGTGCAAAGACTGTCGGTGGCTGAATTAAGTGTGGAATTCTAGGATTAAAGAATACTAATCTTCCTGGCTTATATGTATTTGTATATTCAATTTCGTCACCGGCTTCATTTAAGAAAAATGTGTTGCCGCCCCATTCAACATTCCAGTTCATATTTGAACAATAAATCATTGTCCATCCATCACTGCCGTTGTCAACGTGTGTGTGAAATCTGTCGCTAGGTGTACACATATTAATCATAGTATCATCGTGATGTTTGTACGACAATCTATGTCTTTCAATAACTTCAGGAGGGAGATGTTCTAAAAGTTGTGTGCCTTTAAAGTCATTGATTGAATATGTAGATACAACTGAAATATGTGATTTGTATTCTAACACGCCATTGTCAGATCCAATAATTTTA